CCTCCAGTATTCTCAAACACAATCAAAACTACTTAGGCCGCAATAGGGGCCATTGTTCGCCAGAATGTGTTTGAGAATACCCTCTAACTTAATAGAGGATATGTTAGGGTTGATACCCTAACCAGGAGTCTTACTCGTCACGTTATCGCCATGACATTCATGTATCCTGTCCGCCCGTTTACTCCATGTTTTAAGTGCGGAGTGAGACCTCGTTTCTCTTTCACACTTTTTATAAAATCGTATCGCCCAAAAACAAAACCCTGAGATTTTGGTCTCAGGGTTCTTAGTGTTTGCGTGTTACTTGTAGTTCTTAACAGTAACCTGCTCCTTCTAGGAACCCTGTGGTGTGCTCTGGACGATCATTACCAATAAACGTAATGCTGGCACCCATGGCTGATTTAGATTCATTTGACCAATAGCCGGATACGAGCGAAGTCGTTCCCTGCGCTTGGGGCAATGTTCTAAATTGGCAGTGTAATGACAGTTTGTTCATTGTGTTTCTCTTTAAAAGTTTTCTTAGATGCTGACAGAATTATCAGCGTCTAGTTTGTATTGTAATCTATTTAGCATTTATTGTCAAGAACTATTTTTTCTTTGTTATCCAAAAACTTTTTGTTCTTTTCAACTTATCTAAGACTCTAGTGTATCAGGTTGTTGATTTCTTGTCAACTCTTTTTTACTAGATTGTGAAGTTATTTATCCATTTACGAAAAAAGTACTAGATAATAACGGTTTTTAGTACTTTTGTTTAAAATTCATTATGTCCAGTCGGCAATACGAGCCAGCCTAATCGTTCTAAGTCTACTCTGATCACGTCGGTTACTGTCGATTCAGAGACATAGCCTAGTTTGTTGTCAGCATCGCCGTTACCAAGACCATCGCCTATGCCGCTACAGTACCAGTCCATGTAGTCGCCGTGCTCTCTCATGTTCGAGACTATGCTACCCGCATGACGCCAACTACAACCCCATTCTGATTCTTTTAGTAACTCTATGATATGTAAGTTCCTGAAGGAATTGTTACATAGAGCGGCATATAAGTTCTGAGCGTACCTATCATCTTTGACTTTCTCCAGTATCCAACCAGTTGAGCGTAGATCGTACTCTAAGTTCATCTCTTGCCATTCTGGAGTTATGATGCGAGTCAATTCCGCGTGTCGGTGAGACTCATAGAAATCCAGCATGGACCTGGCGTGAGTATCATTCGGATTCTCGGTAACTCTTCGAACGTATTCAGCAGCAGAAGAACTATGACAGTCGGCGCTACATGCTATGTTTTGTATCATCATGTTTGAAATTATAGATTGAATATCAGTTAGTGTCAATGCTCATTGGAAGAATAGTCTAACCAATGTCCCACAAAAATCCCATTCATGGCGCTTACCTGTAAATCCGAAATCAAATTCTCCAGGTCGCGCATGGTGATTGTTATGTAGACCTTCACCTAATGTTAGATAGTTAATGAACTTGTTATTAACGCTATTATCAGCAGTATCAAAGTTTCTATAGCCAGCGCCATGACCAAGACTGATCTGTGATCCAGTAATGAATTTAGTATATCCCACAGGAATCACATAGCAGAACAATACTAGCATCGGATCACATATCACAAGTATCATCACATATAAAATGATTGTTGGCCAATACCAGTTGTGGAAGAACATTACTACTGGATTACTGATTAAATCTCTGATTAGTCTAGGCGGAATATTTTTTGCCTTCGTTTCATCGATTAATCCCAAAAACCCTCTGAACATTCCTATTCGACTTGGACTATGTGGGTCATCGTCAGTATCACTAGTCGAATGATGATATCTATGCACAGCACTATAATATATAGGTGTATGAGTGGTACACAAGGTGGCAAAAAAACCGATTATCCATTCTTTAGTTTTGGTCGTCTTAAAACTTCTATGACAAAAATAGCGATGTTGACCTATTGAATGTCCTACTTTTGTTATCAGTATCACACTAAGCAATGATAGTAGTAGATAATACCACGTGAAATTAATCGTTAATTCTGATATCGCCAGAGGTGTTAAAAAGAATGCCATTAACTGAACTGACTTTACTAGTGTGTGATTATTCCATCCTTTAATATATTTCATTGTATGTTGTCGATAAATATCTATTTAGCGACTATTGATTATGAAGAACAGAAAACAACTACCTCCTTTTGGCTACTTGTCAAACACCAGCATCGATGTGCGAACTCTTATTGAGTATCTGGGCGGCGAGGGGTTACTAGACTTTGACAATTATAATCATATTCAGTTAGATAAATCTGATTTGTTTGAAGGCTTTGTAAAGGCAAGCAATCAAATTTTGACCGAGTATTTTAAAGAAGATACCTTGGCTCCATGGAGCGAGAAGTTCAAGCAGATTCAATTAACTAGATTCGACGAGAGTAAAAGTCGAGGTCCAGTTGAATTCAAAAACACTAGCTTCACTGAGCGTATTCGCAGGCAAGATCCTAGTCATCCAGGCTATATCCCAGAAGCAGATGAACTTAATTATGGCGTTAGAAGTGAGTTAGTCAAGGGAGAAATCGAAAAGATTTTTGATATGTTTACTAGTAAGATTACTAGAGCGAGATTGACTTTTTTGGATGCCCATCACGATATCAAACCGCATATTGATTACGATACGACCTTGGTTTGTAGATATCATATTCCTATTTTGACCAATTCAGAAGTTAAGTTTTTTATACAGAGTAAGAATATCGTACATGAATTTACTATGCCCGCTGATGGCAGAATCTTCTTCTTTAATCAAGGTTTAAAACACTGGGTTAAAAACGACAGTGACTACCCTCGGCTTCATTTGATCATTGATGTTCATGGCCAAACCGAGTTAGAACACATGATACCATTAGACACTAAACAGTATCCGGCAGTCTAATATCTAACGAAATCGTTGATATCTTCTCTGTCCAAGTCTAAACTTATTACCAACTGATCGCAGTTGTTTACTATCTGTGTGCCAACAAAGTCAAATCTAGATACCTGTTCTGCTCCAGATAGGTAATCTGACTTATAGAATGTGCTTTTTAAATATCCACGGTCTCTATAAAAATAGTAAAATCTTTCATTTTTGCCGTTGAACGTAAGTAGATACTTTTTACAATTCTTACTTAATGCAACTTCTATTTGATACGGATACACAAACGTAGGCATACTACCTAAGAAGTTTTTGTATTGGTGTGGATTAGTAAACAGTCGATGAGCCCAAGCACAGTCCCCGTCTACTTGTAATCCAACAAATCCCAATAATATATCTCGATAGTATAGGAAACTGAAATTACCATTTCGTAATTTTGTGTCGAGACTTACATTAAGACTGTTGAATTCCTCGGAGTCTAATAAGTAGTTATCAATCTTGTTATTCTTCCTAGCTGGATGAGTATACCATTCAACACATTCTTTACTTATTAAATTACGTGACTCTTTATATGGATACTCATCCACTAAGATGCGGAAATCAGAGTTACTAGTATCTATTGATTCCATGTTTCATACTTAGATTACACTGATCCATTTTCCGTCAACAAATTTTTCCTGTGTGCCTTCTGGCGTCATTCTCGTTTGTCCTTCAAGCATTTCTGGCTTGAATACGTATGGTTCACGTGGAGGCTTTTTACCAAATATACCGTCAATCTTCTCGCCAAACTCGTCTTGTGATACGCTGAACGGACGTGGTCTGCTACCTTTACTCATTGTTAATTCCTTTATGTTTAAATTGTGTATCTATTTAGAGGACTTAAATTTCTTAAATAAATATCATTATGACATCACCAAAAACATTTAACAGATTATTCATATTTCAGATCATCACTCATCTTAGCGTTGTCCCAATGCTCATGTATGGCGAACTCAATCACTATCTTATTGCGTGGCTAGTATTCTTCTTTACTGGCTCGATCGGCATGAGTGGGACTTTTCATCGTCTACTTAGTCACAAGAGTTATGTGGCACCGAAATGGTGGGAGTATTTTGGCACCTTATGTGCTACCTTAGGCGGAACTGGTAGCTCTATAGGCTGGTGCGCCGTACATCGTGAACATCACAGATTCACTGACACTGAGCGTGACCCGCACTGTCCGCATCATCACGGTGTATGGTGGGTTCAGTTTTTAAGTATGTTTCATGTACCGCATGTTCGATATGTACCTGATCTACTTCGTAGCCATTTTCATATGAGTGTTCACAAATATTATTGGGCTATTCATCTAGTATATGCTACTATCTGCTATGTTATTGAGCCATTTGCTGTAGTATATATGTGGTTGTTTCCGAGTTTCGTACTATGGCATGCCGGCAGCAGCATCAATACACTTAGTCACATGCTAGGCTGGCAGGATCACGATAGTGATGATACCAGTACTAATCACTGGCTTACTGGCATCTTTATGTGGGGCGAAGGGTGGCACAATAATCATCACGCCACGCCCACTCAAATGAACTTTGGCGAGAAATGGTGGCAAATCGATGTCACCTACTATGTTCTCAAATTATTTAGATTTAAATCTAACTATTGAGTCGGCCCCTTAGAATAAAAGACGTGATTGCCGATCTGTGTCACCCTGTTATATACCCATCTAGGATGAACAGATAGACTATGGAAGAATAAAGTGTTGCCGGGCAGTAGATCATTCCATTTATCTTCTGCTAGTATTTGTCTAGCTATTGATAAACTCTGTTGATAACGTCTATTAGAATTCGCGGGTGGCGCTAAGCCCTCGCATACCCAGCTAAACTGACATATGACTACTTTATTGTCCCACTCATCAGTCTTCACTGTTGTTTGATATATTACTCGACATGGGTCGCTAGCAAAGCCGTGTTTTACTCTGTTCATTACTACTCTAGCTACTGCTACTTGCCCCAAGAACGGTTCTCTTCCCGCTTCGTAGTAGATTGCAGTTGCTAAGCATTGTAAGTGCTTAGTGTTTACCTGTTTTATGATTACAGGTGCTTCTTCGATAGCTATTTGCTTAGTATCGTAGGTTACTTTCAATACCATCATTGAAAACAACACAGTGAAGAATAATATCATGCTCTTTTTAGAGGGCATAGGTACTTCCTTTCTAGTTGTATGCCACGATATCGTGGGCTTGAGCGTATCTACACTACGCTGTCCAACAATCACAGTTACAAGTAGTAACTTCACTGATCGCTGTTGCTACATCAGGACTTGCTGATGATGGAGTCGTTAGCTCGGGTTCAACTAACTGGCTGTGGGGAGTATCAGCGTAAGTCTGTTGAGGCTCGTTTGCTGGCTGACACTGTGGTGGTGGTTCGATTACAATTTCAGTTGTGTCAGGATCGTAACCTACTCCACCACGTTTTATTAAAATGGAACTAATACTACCGTCTAGAGCTATTACTGGAGTAAGTATTGCTTGTGTGTCTACATTCACGGGATAAACAGTAATCGTCGGTAGATTACTTGATAGATAGCCTGTACTACGGTTAGTTACTTTTACAGATGTTATTTTACCACTAACCACTGTTGCCTTCGCGCTTGCGCTACAAACATCAATATATCCACTAACGTTGTTTTGAACTTCACCGCTCATTAGTCCAATTCGCTGAGCATTTCTAGCTTCTCTCATAGTAGCGACCAGATTTTGAGCTGCTTTAGCAATATCAGTATTTGTATTCTTGATGTCGGCGATACGCTCAAGTATAATAGCGCTCATGCCGTCTCCGTTATCTAACGAATAAGTTTCTAATTGTCTTACAAAATTTAAGATGTCGTCATTTGTATATGATGCTATTAAATCTTGAGGATTAGGGATTGCTAATGGTATGGCACGTTGCTCAATGAACAGTTGATTACCAACTTTATCCCAAAAATAATTTAATTGCTTACACTGATCTACATTCTTATTAAAGATATTAGTGATGGCTGTGTTTGCGGCAGTGATTGCTAAATCTAACGCTGAATCTGAGGGCGATGATGAATTAGCTATACTTAAAATAGTGTCATACGCTGATGATAGTTCTGAATTACCGTTAGTTAATCTCGTAATGAATTTAATTATCGCAAAGAACCATTCTGAATCTTCATAAGCAGATGGGTAACCGGCAGCTGAGCCATAAAAATCACACTGTCTGAATGTGCCATTGTTGCCGCTGCCAAGACCAGTATTCTGTAACATCGTCTCAGTTAGAGTCGGGTCAACTGACATACCATTGGTGGTGTTGACCTGAGGCAGATTCAAGTTCGTCAGTTCTAAATTAGCAACTACTTGACTAAATTTCTCAACTTCCATATTAGAGATGAACTTAACTTGCTGTAATGTCATGGCAAATGCCCCGCAAGCAACAGCTAGATCCTCTGATAAGATACCATCGAGATATGAACCCCAATTTTCAATTCTTGCGTTAACGCCACTATTAATATAAATGAAATCGTAAATCTTAGCACTAGTAGAGATTGAACGATCAATATTATATCTTGGTAAGGTAAGACTATTGTGGCTTGTAGGGAATAGTTTTCTAGGGTCTAGTAAGTCAGCTAGAGTATCTAGTTTAATAACATCTGTATCAACGTTTAATCCGTAGAGAACACCTCGTTCAGCACTGAATAGATCGTCACCCGAAATTAGGGTCAATGCCGTATAAATCTTCTGTTCTTGTGATACTGTTGGCAATGAACTATCTTTTAATATATCATCAATCTCTATAATAGATAACTCTTGATACATCAATGCTAATTTAACTGCTGGGGTCAACACATTATTCTTCTGTAGTGTCTTTAGTAATACGCTGGGTAACCCAAACTTAGAGATATTCTTTAAGTCGATCGCTCTACCAGTGGCAATAAAATCATTACCAAAATCTTTGAATGCTAGAGTGATACCAGAAATATTACTTGTCGTGATATCATTGATGTTACTGTAAGTACCACTCATAAATGTCTTAGAGTTTACGTAACTACCAATCACATTATTTTTAATGTCTCTGTAACTTTTGTTTTGACTAAATGAGTTTACTATATTGCTGTATTGATTGAATGTCCCATAATACATTTCATAATACGCCTGTCTTGCTAATGTGCCAATAAATCCGTTACTAAAATATTCATCGTATTCTGCTGTGTCTTCTACAGCATAATCGTATTTTTGCCATTCATTCGACGATGTACTTGGCCAACGTGTGATCCAGCCGTATTTGCCAGCATTATCTTGACTAATCTTACTATAAGATGTAGTACCGTTTAACCATTGTGCTCGATCTGTGTCGTAGTTTCCCTTGGGTGGGTAACTAGCACGTTTCATCACACCACCTTCCCAACTGCCGTAACCAGCATAACTTGGTTTGAACGTGTCTGGTCTACTATTACCTAGAGCAGGACAAACACCGCTGCCAATTCTTAATAATCGACGATATGTAGCTGCAGTGATTTTGTTAGTACTCTTTGCTTGATACAATAATGGCAATGCTTGTGTTAGTTTATTAAGCACGGTCGTTGACGTTACTGTGCCTTGATTGTATGTATTGGTAGTGCCTGGATACCATGTACCCTGACGATAACTAGCACTTACATTAATATTAAAACCCTGTTCTTGAGACAGAGCTCCTAATGTATTCAATTGTAGAGGGGTGAACTTACCTGAAAAACTCATGTACCAAATACCTTTTCGCTGCCGCCAACAATAGGGTGACCGCAGCTGGTGCTGCTCCCTTTCATCACTACTGGTTTACCTTCCACGAAGACGTTTTCCGAACCGCTAGTAGTAACGCTACTACTGTGTGGCGGATGAGGCTTGCCCCACGGCGCATGAGGCGATACTTTACTAGGATGTAGAGCTACTGGTTTCCCTTCAAGCATGACCGTAGTGGAACCAGTCATTAACTCGCCACCAGCACTATTCTTGTCGCCAACTCTACATATTCCAGCCATTGTTTATCCTAAAATGATCGATTTGTCTGGTACAGTAATACCAGTAGTCATTTCAATGTACTTCATCTTGATACCGTCATCAGTAACAGCGTAAAGAGAAATGCTATTAGTATTTAGTCTGGCTTCTGCCTTAGGTTCTGACGTAAACATACTTGGGATGAATTGCATACCTTTCTGTGTTGGAGCAATGGATACAGGTTCTTCAATAGTAATGAAGCCGTCTTCCTCTGATAGAATCTTAGTGATTAGTTCTTCGCCGCTGTTTAGTTTGATGGTGTATACTGTGTTTGTATCGAATTTCATTGTGCTACCTTTGTGTTGAATTCTTCTTCTGACATACCAGCGATGCCTTGATAGCCGCCAGGGATGTGATGTGTGCCGTTGTAGATTTGCGGTACCGAGCGAAAGCCCTCATCTACTAGTAGTTGTCTAGCTTCTGGGTTCTGTGTAATATCGATATATTCGTATGCTACGCCTCGACTCTCTAAGAGAGCTTTACTCATATCACAGAATTGACACTGTGGTTTTCCATATACTTTGATCATTTTGTTTCCTTTGTTTAATTATAGATTAGGTAGTAAGTCTTTGTCAACTGTATCGGACATTACTCCGATGACATAATTTGTTGATTCAGTTTCTTGTAGCGCTGACTGCTTCTTGCCGATGTTCACGTGTTTGTTGAACCATGGGATAGGCGTTGTCTTTGGGTGATTACCCTGATAGCGGATGCCGATTTCTTTTAGTCTGGAGAATGCTGTGAAGTCAACGAACTCTTTTAGAATCTCTGCGTTCAAGCCGATGACCGGGCCCTTGATGAATAAGTAGTCAGCCCATGCTTTTTCTTCTGCGATTACTGATTCATACATAGCGTAGACTTCGGCAGCGCATTCGTCTACGATTGAGGCGAAGCGTGGATCATCTTTGACTACGTTGTTGATTAGCCATGCTGTCCACTCTGTGTGTAACAATTCGTCTTGTAAGATAAGAGAAATGATGTTACCGTTACCGATGTAAATCTTGTTCTCTACCATCGCTAATGACGTAGCGAATGATACCATGAATCTGAGCGCTTCTAGTGCGTAACTGGCGTGTAGTGCTAACCAGATTGCTTTGATATGTTCACGTTCATCGGTAGCAATACCAGTTTCTTTGAGACAGTTGATTGTATGTAGCTTGTTGTAGTATTCACCGACTGAGCTAGCCATGTCTACGATTTCTTTAGTATCGTGGATTGTGTTGAACACTTCTTTAGGTACACCGTACACGTTACGGATGATGTGTGAATATGACTTACTATGAATGTTCGTTTCGAAGAATGACCAGTTACTGACTAGCGCTTCTAGTTCAGGGATGGAGATAACTGGACCGAATACTTGAGCGGGGGCACGACCTTGAATCGAGTCTAGCGCTGTTTGGCGTAGTAGATTACTAGTAAAGATGTGCTTGATAGCATCAGTAGCATCTTTGTGATCCATCTTGTCTTTAGTAAGTGAGATTTCTTCTGGTACCCAAAAGAAGCCACGTGCTGTTTCTTCGTACTTAGCTACTTTGGGATACTTGACTTCTTCGAATCGCTGAACAGTAACTGGACCTGCTGGGTCCAAGAACATTGTTCGCTTTAGATAGTTCGTTTGTTGTGATAGGTTGTATTGTTCTTTTGACATTATTTTCTCTTATAGTTTACAGGATTCACAATCTTCTTCAATCAATTCTATTGGCGGAGTGAACTGAATAACATTTTCTTCTTTGAGAGCGTGTTTACTACCAGTCTTGTTGATTAGTGAGTAGTAGTATGACTTCAAGCCCCAATGTACGCCTAGCATCAAGTTCTTAGCGATTGTTGTCGCTGGTACTTTGCCGCCTTCGTAGTTAGCAGGGTTGTAGAATGTGTTAGTAGAGATTGATTGATCGACGTAGGCAGCAATCACACTAGCAGTCTTCAAGTAATCAACACAGTCGAGTTGATCCCACATTAGTTGATACTTGTTCTTTAGGCGTTTGTACTCTGGCACGACTTGTACAAACGAACCAGCTTTCGATTCCTTAACAGAAATCAATTCCATCGGCATTTCGATTCCGTTGGTGGAGTTTAACACAACTGAGCTGGACTCGACCGGTGCCACGGCCATTAATGTGGCATTACGAATGCCACTCTTTTTCATACGTTCACGTAGTGGTTCCCAATCCATACTAGGAGTGAAGTCAGTGAGTTCGTTCACGCCCTCTGCTCTACGCTCCCACGGGAATACGCCCTTGCCGTACCATGTGTGTTCGCTACGTAAGCAAGCGCCGCGCTCTTCTGCTAGTTCGACTGACGCTTCTGTTAGATAGTAAGCAATGTGCTCCATCCAGCGTTTCAAGTCTGCTAGTGCTTCTGGTGAGCCGTACTTGTAGCCACGACGAGCATGCCAGTATGCTAAGTTAGTAACGCCCACACCTAGTGGCTCGAAGTCTCGATTAGCCAGCATACTTTGTACTGATAAGAAGTCTTGGTATGATAGCAAGTTACTAAGTGATCGAACTAAGACACGACACGCCTTACGAACACTTTGTGGATCACGAGAGATACCCATGTTGATTGAGCCTAGTGTACACAGTGCGATACGACCAGCGTCATCTTCTAAGCGTTGAAACGGGCGAGTTGGTAGCAAGATTTCAGCACAGAGATTACTCATATAGATAGGGTCAATCTCACAATCGAACGGTCCTTGATTGATTACGTTGTCGATGTTGACCATGTAGATACGACCAGTGTCTGTACGTTCTTTTAGAATACCGTTCTTGAAAACTTCTTCTGCTGATAAGACTTTCTTTTTCTTTGACCCGTCACGCTCATACTTGAGATATAGTTCTTCGAATTGCTTACTATTACGATAGTATGCTTCGTATAAGTCAGGCACTTCATGTGGATCAAACATCGTAATGTTACCGCCTTCTTTATAGCGGCGCCAGAACATCTTACTGACTACTACTGAATAATCTAGCTGGCGTACACGAGTCTCGTCTGTACCTTGATTGTTCTTTAGTACAATGAAGTCATCGAACTGATAGTGCCAGATCGGAAGATATACTGTACAACTAGCGTTACGAATGCCGCCTTGTGAACAACTACGTAAGTCACCGAACCACTTTTTCAAGAATGGGATTAGACCCGTGTGTTTGATTTCACCGTTACGAATTGGTGAGCCTAGTGGCCTCACTCGACCGATCTCTAAGCCGATGCCAGCACGTTTGCTAGCATACTTTGCCATCATCTCACCAGCGGCGAAAATGCTATCCAGTGTATCGTCTGCGGAAATAAGAACACAACTACTGAACTGCTTAGTAGTAGTGCCAAGCCCAGCAAGGACGGGAGTAGCGAGTGTAAAGTGGCCATCACTGGCGCACTCATAATAGTCTTTGACAAGTTTGAGTCTGTTTTTTGGTTCTTCATTGTGGAATGCTGTTGCGGCTGCTACTGCGTAGCGAACTTGAGGTGTCTCGTAGATTTTGCCGGTGCTACGATTTTGTACTAGATATTTTTCACATAGTTGTTCGATGGCTGCGTAACTATACTTCTCGTCTTTTGTGTGGTCTAAGAATAGGTCGATGATATCCCATTCTTCTTTTGTATACCACTCTAAGAGTTCTGGAGTATACATACCTTCCGCTACGTTCTTAACTACGATGTCGTATAGTTTGGATGGTTCGTAGCCACCGTATACTTGCTTACGTAGCATACTTGAACGTTGACGACCAGCTACTTGTTGATAGTTGACGTTATTTACTTCTGGATTCTCTGACTCGTCAATCAAGCCTACCATAGCTTGAAGTAGTAACTTGTCGATAGTCTCAGTAGTCATACCATCAGCGAATTGAATACGTGAGCGTAGTTCAATCATTGATGGCGATACTCCGTCAATGCCAACACAGCAGTTTTTTACTTGACGTTGGATTTTGGAGATGTCTAGGGGAGCCTTTTGGCCATTGCGCTTGATTACGTTGATTATCATTATTTTATTTTCTTGAAGATGGAATCGATAGGCACAGACCTAACGACAGTGAATTCGGCGAGAGTAGTACTTAGTACAGAATTTGGCCAGTAGTTAAGCGTATATTTTGCGCCGTCAACAGTGA